TACCATCTAGAGCAAAACCATAAAAATCCCCCTTATGTATTTTATTTATTTTTATTCCTGTTTTTAGAGGATTTCTAGTTTTTTCTTTGTAAAAAGTTTTTTTTCTTTCTATCTTACAGGGGATTTTATATAATTTTCCATAAATACTTAAAGTAAAATAGATTCCTGTAAAATTTTTACATGAACAAGAGTGTTCTCTTTTAATAACCCTAAAACCCAATGTTCTACATAATACTTGTATTTGGTCTATTAATTCTTCACTTTTTTGTGTTACAGTGAATACATTCTTTTTCCTTACGTAACATCCATCAGTATCTAAAATTCCAGCAAGTAATTCTAATCTAACTTTTTCAGAATTTTTAATATATTCAATAGGTATATGTTTATTTTGGATTAAATTTAATTCTTTAAATTTATTTAATAATAAATTTTTTCCTTTTGCTCCGTGTTTTATTCCTGTATTTAAATAATATGTTTTACATTTTGAATGTTTATAAGTTTCTTCTCTTATTCTTAAATTTTCTTTTTTAGCAACACTATATAAATACTGTTCTATCTCTATATCTATGGAAGATATCCCTAAATTTCTAGAATTCCCATCGCCCAACCAAATCCCTAATAGATAAGGATCTATTGGAACATCATTCCTCTCAAAATCAATTTTTTCAGCTTTTATACCTTTTAAAACTTGTTGTTTATAATTACTTGATTTAATGTAATTTTTAACAGAAATTTCTTCAATTTGGTTACTCCTTTTTACATCACTACCTTCATTTGTATATTGTAAAACAAGAATATGATTTTCATTTACAGTATAATTATCCCCCCTATTTTGTTGTACTTCGTATAATTGTCCATATCCTTTAGTTGTTTCTAATACAGTACGGGGCATACTATCATCCCCCATAAGAAGATCACCCACTTGTATATCCTGTACCATTTTTACCGAAAGATCGTACATTAAAATGGGTGTATTTTTTCCATGACACCTTGTAGCTCCGTATTCAACTACTTGATTATAATTTTTATTCTCATCTAAAATTTCTATAAAATCTTCTCTAATATAATCATATATTGAATCTCCAAAAGCCTTTGTAATCCAACCATTTCTATGATCTAAATATTCTTGGGGAGAGGGGGGTTTAATTCTAAAAATTACTTTCTCTATAGTATCATGTAATTCATCAGTTACATCTTGATTATTCCACATCTCATGAATTTTTTGTTGTTCTACAAGATCTAACTTCTCATATTTATCCTGTAAAATCTTATGTAATTCATTGTTCATTTAAAAAACCTCTATATTATATTAGTAACATAGAGGCTTTTAGAATTTTGTCTATTTATTAAATTATTATTTTATTTTTATTCCAGTAATTTCTAAAAATATTTTTTTATCAAAATTTGGAATAATTTGAAAAATTTCTTTTTCTTTTCCATTTAATTTATTCCACCAAATTTTATAAGCTGTTTTATAATTATTAGTTTTTAAATATCCTCCAATTGTTTTATATTCTGGGTATCTTTTCTTTTCTGCTTCTGTCATTAAATCATATCCTATAAAAGTTATTAATGTAAATTTTGAATAAATATTATGAGCCTGATGATTATGCCAATCCTTTATTTTCCATTTAGAATTTTTATTAAAAATTCTTAAAAAAGACTCATCTGTATTAAATAATCCAGAATTTCTATCTCCAGAATTTCCATATCCAGAATTTCTATTTCCAGAATTTCCATATCCAGAATTACATAAAGTTAAAACTTTTTCCCATTTTAATATACGCAATATTTTAAATTTATTAGTACATTCTTTATCTTCAGAATCACCAATAATTTTACCCAATATTTCTATTTCAGCTACTTTATTTTCTGAATTAAATGAATAATAATTAAAACAATTAGAAAGATTTCTACAAAAATGAAATCCATTTGAACACAATTCTAATTCACCTTCTTGTTCATGTATAATTCCAATTACTTTTTTATCTTTCTTAAAATTATAACCCATACATGACCAATCTTCATTAAAAACTTTATACGCTATAAGATTTTTCTTTTTCATAATCTTTCTCCTTATATATTAAACTTTAAATTTTTTAAGTTTCTTTGCTATTCTTTTTTTATTTGTATAGACCCACATTTTACTACATCCCATTTCTACAGCAATTTCAGGAGCAGTATAATTCTTAAGAATCATTTTAAATATTTTTAATTCAATCTCATTAAGAAGAGAATTTGCTTCTTTTTTAACTTTTTCCAATAAAGATTGATCTTCAATTTGTACAAAATTTCTATCAAAATATGCATGTCTATCAACATAACATATATTTCCATTATTGTAAATTGTATCGATATCTACAGAAGTCTTCATTCTACCTCTCGCATTAAAATGTCTATACAAATTTTGATTATAACCCCTCATATAGAAATGAAGTCTTTTTTTGAAAAGAGAATTAACATCAAATTTTTGTAAATTACAAGTTTTAACAGCTTTATAAAAAATTTCTGATAACTCTGAAAAATGATGTAAAAAATCCATTGATCGATCATATTTCTTAAATATACTATACATCTTTTGAGCGTAAATATTAATAAGTGTCTCATGTCTCTTAAAAAGAATTTCAAAAGCAATGTCACTTCCTTCGATTTGATATTGTTCAATGAGTTGGTAATCTGTTTGGGTTTGTAGCATTTTTATTTCTTCTTGTTTATCCTTGTTTAAATATTTTTTAATCTTAAATACAATATAATATAACATAATATAACCTAATAGAAAAGTAAACAACTTTTTTAATTTTTTAGAAAAAAGTTGTATTTTAATTTTTATATATAAATAGGTGATTGTAGTGAAATTTTAATATAAATTTTAGTTTACTTTTATAATAGAATGTGTTATATTATTAATATAATATAGAGGGACAGGGCCTGATCACCTTTTTCTGAAACTACGATAAGTAGGAAATTACCTCTGTATTATAAAATAATTTATCGTAGAGGTTAATAAGGAAAATGAATAACATACCTAAAAAGAAAATTTGTAAACATTGTGGAACAGAAGATGTTATATCATATATAGACAAAAATGGAAGATTTATTGAAAAGTCTGTTTGTGGGGAATGTAATGTAAAAGTAAGACAAAAAGTACCCCTTGAATTTAATTATGATTCTTTAATACAACAAAAGACCCTGTGAAGGATCTTTTGTCTAAGAAGATATATGTAATCTAACTTTTAAGAAGAAAGATTGCTTATCTGAAGTAATCTAAGAAACTTAGGCTCAACTACAATTTGGTCTTCTACAGTAGAAATGTAGCCTCTGGTATATTGCTCAGGATATCTGAGTTCTGCACTAATCTCTGTAAGATTACCGAACACAATAGAAAGGTCATTAACGTCAGAATCGTTCTTATGTGTAAGTAAGACTTCGTTATTTGCGATAACGTCAGTATCTGAAGGACAAGTAAAAACTAAAATATCATCTAAGTAACCTGCTTGGTAGCAACCCCATTTAGATTGTCCAGCAGTATCTGTTTTCCAAAGATCATGTTTCTTAAGATAAGTAAGTGCTCTAGAACCTGCTACTGCAGTAGTAACTGATCCACGTTTGATATCATCATAGATGTCTCCACCGATGTCATCAATTGTAGAAAGAATTCTTTGTGCATGGGACTTATCTGAAACTTCACCTGCTGTAGCGAAATCAGAATCAAAAGTTGTAACAGTATTTTGTTTAGCAACTTGTCTTCCAAAACCTATAGCTCTATAATCTCTGGCTTTAGCATGTTCATCAGCAACAGCTTGTATCAACATATCATGAACATCACCAAGTCCAGTAGACTCAAGAGTGATAGCTGACATATCTGAAAAGTAATATCCTAATGGATTTGGATAAGCAGCGAATCTATGTTTAACAACATTAATTCCAACTGTACCAAAACTTGCATAATTACTTGAATCTTCTGAATCAAAAGCATATTCAACAACAACATCAGCACCAATTACGGGAGCAGTTGTAAAATTAATTTCAATTGAACCAGTTGTATAACTAACAGTATTTGTTGAAGCTGAAGCAAGAGCATCACCTGTAATAGTTCCTGAACCATTATCAACACCAACGTAAGCTCCGTTACTTATGATTCTTACAGTAAATTTAACTACAGGTAAAGTAGAAATTGTTGATGTAAATTGAGTAGTAACACCATCACCAGTACCTAAACTTTGAGTTGTAGAAGTGGTTGGGTAATACTTATGCATTTTTTCATAAATCTTATCACCAGCAGCTGCTCCTCTAAGTGCTGCTTCATATGTTCTATCTACAATGTAGAGAGCATCATCAGTACTTGTGAGTGACCAATCTGTAAAGATTTTTCCTCTATTAGAATTGGCAACACCAAGTCTAACAACTTTCAAAAGATTTTCTGGAGTTGAAGTAAAGTCAGAACTAACAATAGCTTCTTCCAATTTCTTCCAGTTTTTCTTCATGTATCGGTCTTGCGTATGAATAGCAAAAGCTACATTTCTTGCATGAGCAGGAGTGGCTTCCCTAAGGTCTTCAAGTCCAAAACCTATGTCTGTTTTGCTCCATGCATTGACGAGCTTGTCACCTAAGAGATTTCTTCTTCGTCTTGAAGTGTCCATTTCCTCTCTTATAAGGTCCATTTCTCTTCCATGTTTATCTGACATTTTATTTTTCCTCGTAATTTTCTATATTAAAACCAATTCTTAATTATCCTATTCCTTCTATATTATCCTATTCCTTATTTTATATTCTTTTCCTTACTTATCAGTTTTCCTGAAATAGCTTGGTTTTTCTGACTTTTTTGTATTTTTAAATTAAATCATTTCATCTTTATTTTCTTTTAATTCATCATCTTTATCAATTGCATCAAATAAAGATTCAGATTCTAAAATTTCTTTTTCAAAATCTTTTAGACCAGGATTCTTCTTAATAGTTCTATTGAAATATTCTTTTATTTCTTTAGAGATTCTACTATTTTCTTTTTCTTCTAATTTTTCAGAATCATCTTCTTCAACATCTTCTTCAATTAATTTTTTAAAATCTGTTTCATTAAAGATATATTTGATAGGACCTGATTCTTTTTTCTTTTCTTTTTTCTCTTTCTTTTCGTCCTCATCATCGCCTTCATCGCCTTCATCATCTTTTTCCTTATCTTTCATATCTTCATCTTCTTCTTTCTTTTCTTCTTTATCTTTATCTTTCATGTCCTTATCTTCTTTATCTTTCTTATCATCTTTCTTTTCTGCTTCTTCAAATTTATGATTGTATGTTTTTTCAAGAACTTTTTCACATTCAGTAATATGAGTTTCAGCAGTTTCTAATTTTTCTTCTAATTCAGTAATTTGCTCATTAAGATCTTCAAGATCAACATCTCTCTTTACAGTATCTTCTACTAATTCTGCAAAATTAAATAAATTACTAATCTCATATTTTTTAAAGCTATCTGACTCAAACATTTCCATAATTTTTTCATGATCTTCTTTAAGAGTCTTATAATTTTCTACAAATACTTCAGAATCAAAATCTTCTTCAGCTTCAACAACTTGTTCTATAAAAGCAGAAACTTTATTAAGTTTTTCTTTTAACTCATCAGCAACTTTAACAGCTTCATCATAATTTTCAGTTACTGTAATAAGTTCAGTTGTTTTAGTATCTATTTCTTCTCTTAATTCTTTCTCTCTGTTTGCTATTTTTGATTGAACTTCTTTGATAGCTGAATTTACTTTTTCTGTTAATTCAACATTATCTGCAGTATCTATGACTTTCAAATCTCCTATAGCTTCAGAAAGATTTTCGTTTCTCTTAGCTTGTTTAACTTGCTCATTTACCGTATTTTTAAATTGAGCTTCTTGAATCTTATCCATATTTAATACCTCTTTATTATTACTGTTTTCATTTTCTTTAATAATTTCTATACATTTATTAGTATCATCTATATTAGAAATATTAGATTTTTCTTCATTTTTTTCTATTATTTTGTTGTTTTCTTCTTTTGAGGGTGTTTCTTGTGAGGATTCTAAAGATTCTCCTAAGTTTTCTGATGTTGCATAGACTTGTTGTGAGGGTGATAGGACCCAATCTCCATGCCTTTCCAGTTGATAAGACTCTGCTATAACACTTTTTCCATCTGAAGAATCAATTTCTCCGAAACCAACTGTTGAAATTCCAATAGGGAGTCCCCCCTTTACTGCTCTTAACAACTTTTCATCTATAATATATAAATCAGATTTAGGAGCATCTTCCTCTACAGTTAATCCATGCCAAATCGCCATAATGTCTTTGGGGTTTCCCTCATCTGTAGGATGCCCTGCTAAACAAGCGGAGACATTTCCTTCTCCCCTTTTTTTAACTGCTTCAAATAATATTTTTGAATATATTCTATTATTAAGATTCTCTGTATATTTTGAAATTGGAACTTTTTTCAATACAGCTAATGCTTCATATTTTTCCCCTTCGGTAGATTCAACTAAAACTGGTTTTTCAAAAACTTCCAACTCTTTAAAATTTTTTATCTCCCATTCTTCTACTAAAAGTTCTTTTCCTAATTTTTTCGCTACTTCTTGTAAATATTTATACTTGCTCATTTATTTTTACCTCAAATTCTTTTAATCCTCTACTAATTATATAATCAGGGAAATTATATTCTCCTGATAATTTTTTACAGGTTATTCCACTTATCTTTTTATTATACATTTCCAATAAACATTTATCCGAAATAATATATTTTCTATTTCGTTTTATATTACTTCTTTTATATGCTCCTTCTCTACTATTCCCAGCATTTCTTTTATTTATAACTATATTAACCATATTATTATAAAAATTTAAATCTTCTTCTTTTATCCTTTTTCTTAAAAATTCAGTTTTAACATTTAAAATTTTTGATACTTGAACAAAAGACTCATATTTTATTAGTAAGTCTTTTGTTTCTAAGTATGGGATAGGTAATGGTCTTTTAGTTCTTTCTCTTCCATTATTAAATTTTCTTAATTTTTTAAGTTTTATTTCTTTATTTTTTCTTTTACAATCTCCAAATAAATTAAAATACTCTTTTTGTAAAAAATTTAATAGTCTTCTATAAGAAGATATATTAAATTTTTCTATACAATCGACAAAACAAGAATTTTCTTTTAAAAAACTAATAATTTCTTCTATGGGATATTCTTTTCTAAATTTATTAGATGCGTATTTCTTATTTGAATTTGATCTCTTTTTATTACTTTCTTTAGAAAAGGTATATCCTAAAAGACCCTCTCCCCCCGATGTTAAATTATAACCAAAATTGGAGTTATTGGATTTGAAGAAACTTATCCAATATATTTCTTTTTCTTTTAAATTTTTCTCATTTTTAGCATAATCAATGATTTCCCATTTAAAATTTTCTTTTCCATGTTTATTTATAGAATTATTTAAATATTTAGACCCAGAACTTTTACGACAATGTTGTTTTATTCTTTCAGTCAAAAATTGAGTTGTTAAACCTATATAAATATTACCATTTATTAAATTTGTGATTTTATAAATAACACCATACCAAAAATCAGGCTTTCTTTCAAAAAATTCTTCTTTTGTTTCCCACTTTTCCTTCATAATATAAAGATAATTATCATCAGATGTTTTTATAATAGAATCTTTATGTTTTTCTAAAGATTCATTAACAAACTTATTAGCTTCTTCCCAATCTTTTTCTGTCATAGTTCCCATATTATTTTAATACCTGCCCAACATAAACCTTCCCATTTAAAACATTAGTGGCTTTATAAACTATTCCATACATATTATTTTAATTTTTCCCAAAAATCTTTAGGAGTTTTTAATTTCATAACAGCACTTTGCAGTATAGGTTTTAAAAATAAAGCTAATATCTCACCATCAGAGTTATCTTTAAGAGACTTTTCATCTACCCCTTTACCTGACTTTATGTTAGAAATTAAAGTTTTTAATTCTTTTTCTAGAGCATCAGTAACTCCCTCCTTTAATTCTTTCTTATCTTCATACCTTTTCATTCTATACCTCTAAATAATATCATAATTCGTATATTTATTAGTAAAAACATCTTGAAAAAATAAGAGGTTTATATACAAAAAATCACCCTATTTCTAAGGTGATTTATGTTTGAGGAGAGTTATGTGTGGTTTATTATTTTATAATTTTAGTTTTTATTTAAAACCCTATTTTTACATATCTATTATCTGCTTCAATCCATCTAAAATCATTATTTTTAATTAATAATTGCAGAGTATTTTTCTCAAGTCTATCTGCACCCATATTTTTTGTTGGGAAAAAAGCTATAATACCATGTATTCCTTCAAAAATTGTAACTTTTTTAGGTTGTGTTTCTACATTTACATTTCTTAAAGCTATTTTTGAAAAATACAAATAAGAATTTTTTTTATCTTCTGGTATATCACTAACAGGTATTTCAGTAGCCTCTTGAAGAGATTCCTTACCCTCACTATTCTTTCTATCTTTATACTTTTTCATTATTTCACCTCATCTACATAAACTAATTCATAATCTTGTTCGGGGTCAAAATCATCTGCTTTATATTTATCTGAGAAAGCTAACCTTATTAGTTTTTCACCATCCATAGAATCATATCCGGTAACTATCATTTTTGTACCTTTCTTCATTTTAGATGGCCATGAAGATTGTTTTCTCTTAGTACCTACAATTACTGTTGAACCCTTTTTAGGGAGTTTTTCTGCTTCTTTATATCTTTTCATTTTATGCCTACCACTCTTCTTACTTTCATATCTACCTAAAACGATAGGGCCTCTATTCATCATATCGTCTTCTACATTTGCATAATCATCTTCAACATTATCTTCAAAACCTACGTCATTTTCATCAGAATCTCCAAGTAAAGAACCACCAATATTTGTAAGTGCATTGCCAACATCCTTGAAGAGTTTTCTAGCTGAAGGGTCTTTGTACATTTTAAGAGTTGTGAGAAGATTTATCAATTCATTTCTCATATTCTCATTACCGAAACTTTGATCACGAAGTTTACCAATTATATCAGCAACTTCTTCGTTATCTACCATTTCTTCTATTTTTTCAGGTTCTTTAGATTCTTCTTCTATCTCATCTTCTTTAAATTCATATCCTCTATAAATAGTATTTCTGTTTATATCTGATTTATACTTTTTCATTTAATTATCCTCTATTTACGTTAATTTATATTTATTAGTAATTTAGGTCGTAATTACTTCAAAATTATTCATAAATTTTCCACTGATTCAATTACTATTAATTTATATTTATATTTTTTTATAGACTCTGTAAACAAAATATCCTGTAATATATCTTCTATTGAACAAGAAATAACTTTATTAGGTAAGTCTAATTTTACATGACTATGTTTTAATCCCTGATCTTCCATAGATTTAGCCCACTTATATAAATAATTTTTAGTTTTCTTATTTAATTTATGAACATTTATCGAAAATGTATCTTGTTTCATATAGCGTCTTATTCTTATCCAACCCCTAAGTATTAATTCTTTTATAATTTTTTCTCTTGCTCTCCCTTCTATACCTAAAGTTTCTTTTTCAATATCATACATTTTTTGAATCTTTTCGATAGTAAAACCAAAAGCTTTTGGATTTTTAATAATATAAGAAATATGATTGTCTTTATGCATTAGAAGTATTTTTCCAACAGGACTTATCCAATAAGCTTGTGCCTTAGGAATAGATTGATTGTATATTTTCATGAATTCTCCTTATATACTTTAAATATAATACAAAACTAAAAATAATAAACTCATTTTTTAGATAGTTTATATAATAAATATAATATAACAAATGGCAAACATACTGAAATAACGATTATAATACATATTACGAAGAGAACAAATTTAAACCAATTCATAACTATAATTTTTGGAGGTATTCGTAAACCGTTTCTGAACACTTTATTCACCATAACATGGACAACTATTTTGTAATTCCTCTTTAGGGTTAGAACTTCTATAATCCCAAGGACAGACATTTCCTTTTATGACTTTTGCTTTTTTACAACCTGTTATACATGTATCTGTGTTTTTATTGTAATGTGTACATATATTTACTGAATATGATTCTTTATATCTTTTCATTGCTTTACCTTTTTAGGAGCTTTATCTCTTAATTTTATTATTTTATTTACATCATCTGGATTTGGTGGAGTATAATTCCCATCACAAGATAGCCCATCCTTTGAATTATAATCCCATTTTATAGAAGATCCTAAGAAAATAAATGCAATAATAAGTGCTAGTATACCAGCCTTTAATATTTTCTTATCTTTAAAAAATTCTTTTACTTTCTTCTTTTTAAAGAAACCCACTATAGATTCTTTTATTTCAGGCCAATGCTTTTTAATAAATTTAATGAATCTATTTTTCTTTTTATGGACTATTTTCTTTTCAACCTTCTTTTTAGTCATCTTCCAATCCCTTCTCCATTTCTGCAAGACCCGTATAATAATCAGAAAACTCTGCTAAATGATCCATGCTTATTTTTTCTGCTATTTTCTTATTATCAGTATGTTCCATTTCTACCTTGATTCCCATTTTCATCTGTTCAGGATCATAATCACCAGTAAATCCCTTACTTTTACCTTGATTCCAGAAAGAAGATATCATTCCATAAATTATATCTTCAAATTTATGAGTATCTACTTTCAAATCTTCTGCAAGTTTATGTACATCTTTGTCAACAACCTTATCTTTGGAAGTAAATAGTTTTATTAGTTCTTCTTCATAATTAACTGCTTCGTTATATCTTTTCATTTTTTACCTACATCTTTTTAAATTCACTTTTGTCAGCACCACATTTAGGGCACTTATATGAATCGGGTTATTCAGAAAAAGGTTTACCTTCTTTTTTCGGATCATAAACCCAACCACAAGGTATACATTTATACTTGTCTATGTCTGCTTCTTTTAATTGTTCGTATCTAATCATAATTACCTCTTCTTATATTCGGCGTCTTTAATAGAATCTGCAAATAAAAAACTTTGATTGGGAAAGAATATATATCCTGGTTTTGTGTATATACTCCATCTAGTTCCTTTAAATTTTTTATATGAATTTGCTTCAATCGTATACTTTATAGAATTAAATTCTCTATCATCAGGAATATCCCAACTATCAATATTCAACTCATGTCCACAGTATATTCTATAATACCCCTTTTGTATGGCCTCTGTTTCATCCATTCTAAGTTCTTGATATGCTATTTCTCCATGAAGTGTATTTGTGTTAAATTGTCTGAAATAATCTGTTGATGGATTGTACCATGCTTTATAAGATCTCATTCTCTTTTCTGTTATTTGGTTATATCTTATCACTATATAACACCTCCCTCTTTCAATTGTTTATTTAACATAGAAGTCATGGGATTAATCCAGAAGGATAATATTGTATTGGCGATTCCAGTGCTATGTTTATCTAAAAAATTATTTGATCCATGAAATTTTTTCCAATATTTATCTGGACGTACTTCTGGATAAATAGCAGCATCAAACGTACTCATTATATAATTTGAACCTTGATATTGAAAACTTGGAACAGAACTCCACCATTTTATTGAAGCAACTTTTAAAATATCTTTTAAATCTTTAATTTTTATTGGATAGTCTTTATCGTAAGTATCCATCCATTTTAAAATACCCATTATTCTTACATGAATTTCATATGTTTGAGTAGGAATTAAATTCATATTAGGAGGATCAACTTCTTCAGGAGATTGTCCCTTCTTATAATGTGGAGTATATTCTGTTAAAAAATAATATGTGATCCAATCATTTTTTATATCTAATTTAGCATCTACCAATTTTGTAACATTAGTTGACTTCCCCAATAAAGCAGAAGTTTGTTTTCTAAAAGGTTTAGTAAAATCTGATATAGATTGATTTCTATTTAAATCACTTAAAGTTAAATCTTCATCAAATCTTATAGTAATCCATTTCTTTATTGGTTTATATCTAATCATTTATCCCTTTAAATATTCATAAATATACTTGTATAATTTTTGTAGCATTCCAGTACTATTTTCTCTTTTTATTTCTTTAAAAAATTCTGTTATATTTTCTGATTCATAGGGTTCGATATACTTTTTCCTATACCACCATATAAATTTCATTGTATATTTTCTTTTCAATTCTTTATATCTTGTTTTTATAAAAACTTTATAATTTCTTTTATAACCTATTGTATATAATGTGTCCAAAATACCAATATCTCTTCCTTTTAAAAAATTTAAATTGCAAGAAGTACCACAACAAAGAATATTATAAAATTCTATTAAATAATTTTTTGTATTCTTATAACCTCTTTCTTCTAAAAGATTTTTAATTCTATTAACACTTTCTTTCATATATTTATTTTTTCTTGACATTTATTTTTAAACTCTTATATCTAATCACTATAAAACCTTCATCTTCTTATCACAGATAACAGATTCATACATCTTATCATTCATAAAATAATCTCCTACAATATCTTGTCTTATAATAAGAGAATTACTTGAAATATCTCCTTTAAAATCACCTAACAAAATTGCAGGTGTCAACTTAAAATTGTTAAAATCATATCCAAAAGGTACTTTTTTAGCTTTATTTAAGGTAACGCTATTTATGTACTTTAATTTACTTTTACCAAAAAATACATTAGGATATCTACTATCTACACTAACTATATACACGTTTTGTGCCATATCTATGATTTTTTGAATATACACATACTTAAATTTGTCTAAACCTAAGTCAGATTTTAATTGTCTTCCTTTTAACAGCTTAGTTATTAAATCTTTTGCTAATTCAGTTGGTTTCATATTTATTAGTAAAAAATATGTCAAATTTTAATTAAAATAGTGATTTTAGTATTTCAAATTCTTCGGTAGGTAATAAAACGAATCCTTCATCATCTTTTATAATAACATCATTATCTTTTTTCTCAAATAATGTTTTATCATTTATTTCTAAATAAAAGTTGGGGCCATATATATACTTAATGTCCTCTTCTATACAAAAAAAGAAATCTTGAAGCCCCAACTTTGAAAGATTATATTCTCTTTCTTCAAAATCGCTAATCTCTATTGAAGACATTATTTTTCCCAGTAAATAAAGTTATAAATTTCTTATATCTATCCTTATTTGTAACAATTTCTTCTTCTTTTTCTTGATTATATTCTAATAATTCGTTCATTGTATATTCAATATTTGATGCTATAGATCTTCTTTCCCAAGTTCCATCATCCATATTTAAAACAATAACTCTACCTATCTCATCTAAGGCTCTTCTAAATTTATCAGGATTTACCATATAAACAGGATTCATTTTCATAAAGAATTCATAATATCCCAAATATGAGTAGTGATCATCATAATTAGTAATAAATTTAATTTCATTATATGGATTTTGTAATGCAACTAACCAGTTTTTCATAACAATATCTCCGAATCTTCTTCTATTTCTAATATATCTTTTATCGACGTGAATATATTTGCTTTAAAAAAATCTTGTGTAGACGTAACTTCTCCATCATTTATAGCAACTAATTCATCTACTAACGAAGAACATGCTTCTGCTTTTAAATTCACTTTTGTAAAACTACCTCTTACAGGAGTGCATTTATCTATGAGATCAAATTTTAATTTTCCTATGTAGGGAATAATAATTTCAGTTTCTCCTGAATATGATTCTATTGAAAATAGTACTAAAATAGATCTCAAAACATCTCTTATTTGTGTTATGTCTTTTCCTGAAATTGCAACTAATTTATCTAAATATACTTTCTCTTCTGGACTCATCTTTAAAGCCATATAATAATATCTCCTATTTTTATATAATTTACCCTAAAAGTCTTTGTTTTGTTTTATACTGATCTGGTGAGACTTCTACTAATTTTATATCAGGATCTTTTTTTAATTTTTCAAATTCTTCTTCATTCAATTCTTTTTCATCTACTATCATTTATCTTTACCTCTTAATTATAATATACTAAATTTTATACTAAAAAGAAACTGTTTCCTATTTTCTATCAGCTTTAACTTTTTTAGTCTTCTTTTTAGTATTCTTTTTTTCTTGATCTTCTTTTTCTGTTGTGAATACGTATTTAACTTCTTCCGCTTTATTGAAAGATTTTACTTTTTCTTTCTGTTTAGATTCTGATAAATTTTGTAAGGTTTTTAATCTTTCTTTATCATATTTTCTAAGATTGGTTATATCAAAATCCATATATTTCTTATTTGAAGAATAAAAATGTCTTCCTCTTATTAGACCTTCTTTTGTAGTTTGCTGTCTTTTTTCAAAAATAACTTCTTCTATAATTTCATTTAATTTTGAACGTCCAAATTCTTCGTGTATTTTTCTCCATTTCTTTTCACTTAACCTTTCTGTCTTTTCATCATCTTTATCTGGTTCTGGTTCTGCTTTATCACCATCACCATCTCCATCTGCATTAGGATCGATATCATTCTTTTTCTTATACTTAAGTACTTTTGCAGACCAATTATCAATTGTTTTTTGATCATAAGGCAATATTTTATTATAAATATCAACTACTACATCATCAGGTAAAGCTTCTCCTCCTAATAATTTATCAGATAAAGAGTCTATAATATCATTAGTAAGCGTAATTAAATCTTGTTGATTGCTTACTAATTCAGAATTTGTTTGTTGTTCTGGATAAGGCATACTTAATATAAAATCAATATCCTTTAATGCAAATTCTCCACTTAATAACATATGAGTTTTTACTACTTGGGTTATATTCTCTAAAATAGAACTCTGTATAGAAAAGACAAGTCTTGATAATTCTTTAAATTTCTGAATCAATGAAACACCACTATCTCCAAAACCACTATCATTAGGATCTATAATATTTCTAGGAAGTCTTGTAGCTACAATAAGAAGATCTTGTAACATTTCAATATCATCGATTTTACCTAAATCGATATTTCTACTAATTTGATCAAAATCAAATAATTCATCTATAGTAATAATTCTACTACCAAAAGAATCATTTTCTTTTCTTTTTACTCCTGCGCCAAGATTATCAATTTTTTCTATAAACGAATTAACTTTACTTAATTTTTCAGCAGGATCTACAATATTAGGTAATTTAATAGTATATTTATCAATAGGAAAATTAGAAGCTCTTAACATTCCCTGAAAAGTCATAGCAGCATCCCACATTCTATATGGTGCAATTGCATGTACATATAAAGGAACACCAAAAGGTTTAAAAGGGGATTTTGTAGTATAATTTCTAAAATGTACAAATCTCCAAGGTGGAACTGCAAATCCTCCTATAACAAATCCTAATAAATAAGATTTAAAGAATGAGGCAATATTTTCTTTGTTTAATATAGAATCAATTAATTGGCTAACTCTTTCCATACCATAATATTGTTTAAAATTATTATCATGATCTAATTTTCTTCTAACTTCATAAGGTGTAAACTCCATTCTTTCATCAATTTCGAATGGTTCTATAGGAACAATTTCTTCAACACCTTTATTTGTTAGGCTCAATAACCATCCATGATTACCAAACCATACAATATCTCTAGCTGTAGGTCTTATAAGATTATAAATATTCATTTCTTCAAAAAATTGTAATATAAAATCTTTTTGTTTTTTATCTTTAGTCTCTACAAATATAGGCTGCATATTAATATCTGCTTGAACAACTTCATCAGCAAGCAACTCTATTGCCCTAGAAATATAGGAACAATTATAATATAACATCTCCATATCTTTCCACAAATCCTGTCTATTTTTCCAAGATTCTGCATTATCATGTGTTGTAAGAAAATACTCGAAATATTGTTGTACAACAGGAGGGAACTTTTCTTTTCCTATAGCTTCAACATCTATTGTTTTCCCTTTTTTATCCCTTGTTACTTCTACTTCTATAGGATATATTTTTTCACTATCTTTTTTAGCTTTAGGTCTTGTTCCTATTCTAGATATTTTTTGTAGAATACTTAATTGTTTTGTAGTTATATCTTGTTTTGTCATTAATATTTACCTATTTTATATAGTTATTAGTAATTTTCTACACTAATGAATCTTTAAATGGTTGTACAGGATCGACTTTTGAACCTGATTTCGCTATAATTAGTTTAGAATACGGCTCTGCATCTGCATCTAAAAAATGAGAAGATTCAATAATTAACCAATCTCCACTATATTCCGTACTTCTATCATTCTTTTGAGCAATTGTAGTTCCTATTTCAGTTTTTATTTTCTTACCACTCATTGCTTTCTTATTGAATTTAATTACTATCTCCATCCTAAAGGGAAGATAGCTATTAAAAAATTCATTATTTCTCCACCCATTATATAGATGTTTTTCTTTAGTTTCATCATAAATACCAAAATATTTTGAACTCGATTGAGGTCTTGAATTCCCTGTATAGAGATTTACAATATCTTTCGTTATAAAAAAGTTACCAGATCCTGATAATTTAAAATCCTCTATATTAAATATTTCACTCTCAGAAGTAGCATCCTTTTTATCACTATAGATTTTCTTTCTATAATTATCTTTATTGAAAGGAGTTCCTACAAAAAAAGTATTATATTCATTAATTGCGTTATAATTCTGTTGTGCAGTTTCAGACATATCTAAAATATAAGGTTCATCTGATATAAATTCTTCCTTATTGAAAAGATCTTCTAAAGCACAAAAATAAAATTTACCCGCTGCATTAAAGAATGTGATAAATGGACTTTTATCAAAACTTTGAGAATATGCTACATCCGACCAAATATCAAACTTATTTTCTATAAACTCATTGAATCTATATCTATAACCTATTTCGGAAGTATCTGTAATAAGCATATTATCAGAAATATTAAAATCTTCTTGTAATATACTTTTAACAGAATTCGATATTGTATCGTTATAAGCATTAGACTTCTCTACATCCAATAAAGAATTATAATGATCAAATCCAAAAAAAAAATCTCCTCCTACATGATAACTTTTTTTAGTATCTTGTAATTGATTTTCTGCTAATGTCCATACACTTTCTAAATAGCCGTCATCGTCATTCCCTAACTTTGATGTAAACTTTAATCCCTCAGAACTTACAAGATAATCCGATATTGCTCCAGCTTCATCATTTACTACAACCTCTAAATCTGGATAAAAATCAAATATACTATCAGAAATCAATACTCTTCTAAATACTTCTTTAGGAGAAGACGAAAAATCTATAACAGGAGGATCAGATGTGAGTACAAAACGGTCAAGAGTGTTATTCATTTATTGTATACCTTATATTGCTATTAAGCCATATTATTCATAATTTATATACCTTATATTGTTATTAGTATAAGTACTATTCAAATTTTATTGTAATCTCTCCATCAATATTTCCATTATCAAGTATTAATAGAGTTTGTTCTTTTTTTGCTACTGATTTCATTTTGTATAAAGAGAATTCGTTCGTTCCACAGATACACCCATTTATGAAAAGGGCCCCGCCGTTGAAAATAGGTATCTTAGCAGTTGTGTGAAAATGTCCTATAATAATATGATTAAATTGAGTTCCTTCATTTACTCCTATTTGTTGTAACACGCCATTCATTTTAGCTGCCGACATGCAAAGTCCGTAAAAAGGAAGCCCAGAAAAACCTCCGCCCCCGGATGAGAGAATGTCGCCGTGCGTTATTAAAAATTTCAACCCTGCTATATCTTTAATAAAAAAAGCAGATTCAGGTACATAAACAGTTACTTTTTTATTTTTTGTATTTTCGAAATAACTTTTTAACATTTGGCCCAATATATATTCAAAATTTAACTTTACTTTATTTTTTTGATATGGTTTACCTTGTAAAATTCTAGCATGATTTCCTACAACAACATCTACATGAATTTTATTGAAATAATTTGTTAATTCGGAAAATTTTTCTATAAAGTAATCATTTAAAAATAAAATTGATTCTACTTCATTCAGATCTGAACCCCTAATTAATTCTTCATGGATTCCACCGTTGCAAAGGTCCCCGTTTAAGATAATATCTATTTCAACGATACCTACTATTTTAGCGTAATTTACTACTTGATCAAATATTTGATTTAATCTTCTTACACAGATATCTTTATTATATTCATTAACAAAATTCACTTGTTCAGCTATTACAACTTCACCTAAGTGTATATCACTAATACAAAGCAACATTTTTTTAGAAGAAGATTTTATAATTTTTGTATCTATTTTAAATTTCCTTTTTACATTCAAATTCTCTTTATAAGTTTCTAACAAGTTGTTTTCACTAATAGAATTCTTCAACAAATCCTTATTAACTTTCTTTAATTTTGTATTTTCTTCTTGTAGTAAAATACTCCTTTTTTCAATATCGTATTTTTTACCTTCCTCAATATCATCATCTTTTATCATATAATTTTTAAAAGAAGTGAAATCTTCATAAAATTTAGCAAAAGCTTCTCCTAATTGGGTATGCTTTCGATAGTAATTTCTAGTAATTTTAGATATGGGTTTATTATGCTTTTCCTCCCTAAATTTTTCTAATATTAAATTAAAATCTTCTATTACTGCTTTTTTAGTGATAGGCTTTGTCATAAAATTTCTCCTATATTTTACTAATAATTATATATTTATTAGTATATTCTATATATAAAATTTTTTTATGTATTAAAAATGAGGCATATTATGGGTAATGATAAAATAAAAGAAGATAAAGAAAAAATAAAAAAAGATAAGAAGGATAAGAAGGAGAAAATAGAAAAAATTAAACAGAATATAATTATGAGAAATAGTAGTTCTTTTTTTACTGCTAAATGTAGGGTTGAAG